AAGGCAGTTGGTACAAAAGATTATGTTGAATTCCCTTTATGGAGTATTGGGATTACCATCATTCAGATTCTATGATGTTGATAACGCAGAAGCAGTTACACTTACAGGTCAGACTGTAATTAAAACTACTGAGATGATTGCTAATCAATACTATAGTAAGAACATTGGTGAAACAAAAGATTACAACATATATGTTGATACTGATTCTGTATTCTATGAAGCAGCTCCATTGGTAAAGGCTAGGAATCCTCAAATCGATGTTACATCAGATGAACAAATGATTCCTGCTATTTTGGAAGTAGCGCAAGAAGTTGAGAAACACATCAACAAAGTTTATGATTCGATGGCATTGAAAATGTTCAACATTCATTCACATCGATTTGATATTAAGCAAGAAACTATCGCTAAGGGTGGGTTTTGGGTATCTAAGAAACGATACGCTCAATGGATTATCAATGATAATACTGTAGATTGTGATAAGTTGGATGTAAAAGGATTGGATGTAAAACGTTCATCATTCCCAACTTACTTCAAAGAAGTGATGAGTACTGTATTGATGGATATCCTAAAGGATGAGAATAAAGATAAGATTGATGAATACATTCTTAGAAAGAAAGATGAAATGAAAACAACAAACTTCATTGATATCGCTAAGAACTCAGCAGTTAAAGGTATGAGTAAGTACACATTTAAGAATCAAGCATTGGGAGAGTTTATGAAAGGAACACCAGCGCACGTTAAAGCAGCACTTACCTACAATCAATTATTAAAATATTTCAAAGCAGCTTACAAATATGAACCAATGAAAGATGGTGATAAGATTAAGTGGGTATATTTGAAACCTAATCCATTAGGATTAGAATCCGTTGGGTTGACGGGATATAACGACCCAAAACAAATTTTGGATTTAGTAGAACAACACATCGATTATGATTTAATTTGGCAAAAAGAGTTAGAGAATAAGTTAGATGATTTCTATTCTGCGATGGGTTGGGAAAAGCCAAATCCTAATTTAGCTAAAGCATCACAATTTTTTGGATTTTAATTTGGATAATTCAAAAAGTTTTTGTATATTTGTGTAACAATAATTAATAAAAAGTAAAATTTATGAAGAAAGCAAGTCTTGAACAGTTCATTAACCGATACAATCTCGGTGGTGAAGTAGAATCGGTGAAGATAACATCATCCGATTCAGAAATGAAGGTAAGTTTTATCTCAGATGATAAAACATTACTTGGTGAAGTAACTTCGAAAGAAGGAGAATTCCCAAATGGTGAGTTTGGTGTTTATACAACATCACAACTTAAAGCACTCTTAGGAGTATTAGAATCATCTATGGATGTTGATTCAACAGAATCTTATATTAAGTTTTCTGATAAAGGAACTTCTGTAAACTATATGTTAGCAGATTTATCTGTTATTCCTGTAGTACCAGATTTAAAAGCAGTTCCACCGATGAATGTACAAATCACATTAGATGATGATTTTACATCTAAGTTCATCAAATCTAAAGGAGCTCTTAGTGAATCTGATACATTCACATTTGAGTGTAAAAATAATAATGGAGAGATTATCTTAGGGTACTCATCAATCAACACAAACAGAATTTCTATGAAAGTAGATTGTAAATGTGATGGAGATGTATCACCTATCTCATTCTCAGCTAAGTATTTGAAAGAAATCCTAAATGCGAATAGAGGTTCTAAATCAGCTAACCTACAGATTTCATCGCAAGGATTGGCACATATTGAGTTTGAGAAGGATAATTTAACATCTAAGTATTACTTAGTAGAGATAAAGTAAGTATATGAATTTTTGGGATACAGAACCGGCTAAGCCAGTATTTGATTACGATATTCAGAGAAAAGAATTAATCGAAAATATGGATTACCTTGCAGCAATGACTGTTGAAGAACAAACACTTTACAAAAAGTGGGTTGAGTTGCAAGAACCTAATATGATTAGAGATAAATCTTTGATATCTGAATTGTATGATACACAATGGATGCCAAAGGATATTAATAATTTGGAACAAACTATCAAAGAGATTGAAGAGTTAGAACCATATGTTGAAATCTTAGATGACCCCAAAGAATCTACTAAGTGGACTTATGTTAGAAAGATGATTCACACTATGGGTTTTACTGCTAATCCTGGTCGTAACGTTAAGATTAATGTTAAGGATAAGAAAAGTGGTAAACTCTTAGGACAGATTTCATTAGCATCCGATGTAACATCTATGGCAGTTAGAGATAACTACATTGGGTGGAGTAAGGATAATAAGTTTAAAGATGGAAAACTGAATCATACTACAATAGCATCTACAATTGTATGTACTCAACCATTAGGATATAATTTTTTAGGTGGGAAGTTGGTTGCTATGATGACTACTGTTCCTGAAGTTAGAAACCTTTGGAAAGAAAAGTATGGACAAACTCTAATCGCAGTTGGTACAACATCGTTATATGGAATACATTCTCAGTACAATGGTATTCCACATTTCAAAACACTCGGAGAATCCGCTGGTAAAATATCTTTGAAACCTGATGATAAGTTCTATGAACCTTGGCATCAATGGATTAAAGAAAACAGAGCAGAGTGGTACAAAACTGCTATTACGAATGAAAGAATCCGTAATGGTAAGAGTATGGGAATCGCAAGTGGGCCTGTAAGTGGTATCAAACAAAAGATTCTTGGACAGATATTCAAAGAATGTGGTATCAAACAATCAGAGTATCATCATGGTTTTAAAAGAGGTGTATATCTCGCTATGATGTATGAGAATGGACCTGAGTATCTTCGTAAGGAGATTGAAGAGGGTGAGTTAGTGATGAAAAAGAAGTTTACTGAAGGTGTTGATTACATTAATCGATGGTGGAAGAAGAAGGCTATCAAACGATACACTAAACTACATTCAGAAGGTAGATTGAAACCAGAACATCTGTTTTACATAGATGCAATTGGTATGAGTTGGGAACAAATGAAAGCTAAATATTTAAAAGAAGTCGGAAGATAATGAATAATACAGAAAATACATTGTGGGTTGAGAAATACAGACCCGATACATTAGAAGGATATGTTGGTAATGAACATATCTTAGAAAAAGTAAGAATCTATATAGAGAATGAGGATGTACCTCATCTACTCTTATATGGACAAGCTGGTACGGGTAAAACCACATTGGCTAAAATCATTACAAACCAAATTGATTGTGATGTTATGTACATTAATGCATCTGATGAAAACTCAGTAGATGCAGTAAGGGATAAGATTAGAGGGTTCGCATCATCTATGGGTTTCCGTAAGTGGAAAGTTATTATCTTAGATGAATCTGATTATCTTACACCAAATGCACAAGCAGCACTTCGTAATCTGATGGAAACATTCTCTAAATCTACTAGGTTTATTTTGACTTGTAACTATGTAGAGAAAGTAATTGACCCGATTCAGAGTAGATGTCAAACATTCGGAATTACACCACCATCTAAAAAAGAGGTGGCTATGAGATTGAAAGATATCTTAGATACTGAAGGAGTTAAATATGAAATGTCAGATTTAGCTATTTTAGTAAATAGTGGATATCCTGATATTCGTAGAGTTCTGAATGCAGGACAAAGACAGGTTATCAAAGGTGAGTTGAAGATTGATAAAACATCAACAATTCAAGCAAACTATATGGATGAAGTTTTAAACTTATTAAAATCGAATGGAAGTGTAAAAGATACATTTACATCTGTTAGAAAAGTGATAGCTGATTCCAAAGTAAAAGATTTTACACCATTTTACAGATTTATGTATGATAATGTAGATGATTACGCAAATGGTAAAGTGGGTAATACAATACTGAAGATTGCAGATGGACAGTATAAAGATGCATCTGTAGTAGATAAAGAGATTAATATTATGGCGATGATGCTAGAAATAATAATCGATATAAAACAATAATTAATTTAAAAAAGGAAAACGTTATGGCAACATCACAACAACTATTCGAACAGATAAGAGATTTATTTGTAGAATTTGAAACAGAACACAATGGTACAACTAAAGCATCTAAAGGTAGAGCTAGAAAAGCTATTGGGGAAATTAAAAAATTAGTAACAGATTACAGAAAAGTATCAGTAGAAGAGAACAAGTAATTATGGGAAAAGGTAAAGGTAAAGGAAGAGTGATTGGTATGGGTGGTAACCCACAACAACCACCACAAGCCCAAATGAAATTAGACCCAACAAAACTCCCAACAGTACATTGTGAGAATTGTGATTCTATCTTTTGGGAAGAAGTAACAATGTTTAAAGAAGTTCCAGCGGTACAATCACCAAACGGACAGAAATCAATGTTACCGATTCCTGTAGTTAGATGTGCAGAGTGTGGGCATGTATCTGAAAAGTTTTTACCTAAAGAATTGTTACCGTAAGTATGGCTAAGAAATCAACAAATACTGTTAAGGCTAAAACCATATTTCAACACCTAAGTGGTATAAAGGAGAAAAAGGAATCTTGGGAATCTCTTTCTGAGATGGATAAGAAATCCTTTACTCCTTTTATCATAAACAGGTGGTTGAGTATGAATATGGGATTACTACCTATTATAAATGTACTACAGAAATACACCATTGGGTTATTATCTGCTAGAGATGTTTATAAAGTATATTTAGATTTTTTACCCAAACAAAAAACATTTGATAAGTACATCAAAGGTAACAAATCAGGTAAGTACAACAAAGAGTGTTTAGAATATCTATCAAAATGGTATGGAGTATCTCAAAGAGAGGTTATGGATTATTTAGATATACTATCAAAAGATGATGTGATAAACATTTTAATGAAATATGGTTTAACAGAAAAAGAAGCTAAAAAGTTATTAAAATGAGCATACAATTAAAAATCCCATTTGATAATGTAGATTATGGTTCAAACGAAGAGTTTGGATATTGGAACTACAGAATCATTAAAAGAGAAAATCCTTCAGGCGAAGTAACATATGGTATATACGAATGTCTTTATGATATGGAAGGTAATTTAAAATCACATACTGAGAATCCAATAAGTGTTATTGGTGAAAGTGTTGAAGATTTAAAATTTGATATAGAGAACCTTAAAGAATCCTTAAATAAGGATGTATTAACATACCAAAACTAAAATATGGCAGAGATACTAAAAGAAGCAAAAACAAAAGTAGTTCATAGGGGTGAACGAACTATTAAAGAAAATAAAGAAGAAACCGCAATTCAATATTGTGAAAGATTATACCCACAGACTTGTGATGAGTTTAAAGTAATTTTAGATGAGATGTATGAAACGTTTTGTAAGAAACAACGTAACTATGGGCCAGGTAACATCTCAGTTGGAACTACATTGGAAACAAAAGATGATATAAAATTATCATTAAACGGATTGTGGTTTAGAATGAATGATAAAATTCAACGATTAAAACAATTAGTTGTATTAGGACAGCCCGATGAGGTTGGTGAAAACATTCAAGATACTTACGAAGATTTGAGTGTATATGGCGTAATCGCTCAAATAGTTCAAAGAAAGAAATGGGCTAAATAATTGTTAAAACTTAACAATTTAATAACATTAAAATTTGGTAAATACAGTATTTTTTCGTATATTAGTACTGTAATAATAGGTATAACTATATGAAAGAATCTAAGATAAGTAATGTATTTACTTTTGGTGTTAAAGAACCAAACCCAAATGATACAAAAGTATCATACTCACAATATACGATGTATGCTAACTGCCCACATCAATGGAAGTTGAACTATATGGATGGATTCCGAACATTCGACCCATCTATACATTTGGTTTTTGGTACAGCTATGCACGAAGTTCTGCAGGAATGGTTAGATA